AGCAACGCCGGGGTCGATCACGATCACCGCCACCACGGCGAGCGCGAGCACGGCGACAAGCGCCGCAGCAAACAACTTTTTCATTTTGTAGTCCTTCAGTTTGAGGGGGCCATGCTGCGCAGCGCGTCGAGCGCTTTCTGCACAGAGCCAATGGCCGATTGAGCTTTCGCCTCGATGCCCTCAGAGTCACTCCGAATGGCGTTCGCATAGCCGACAGAGGCGATTTTGACGGCCATGCTTTTGGGGACGCCTGCGTCACGCAGGATGTCCTCGAATTCCTTGACTGGCATCGGCTCGCCGTCGCGAAGCTTTGCGGCGAATTCTCCGAGCCGGGTCTCCGACTTCACGCTCTCCACTCTCGCCCGGCGGTTGGCCGGGAACGAGACGATGGAGGCTTCCAGCAATTCCAGCTTGACCAGCTTACGCGGTCCGCCGTTCTCCGGCGGTTCAACATCGACTTCGCGATAGCCGATCGACATGCCTTGGATGGCGCCAGCCTTGAGCATGATCAACGCCTCGTCGGCGCGCCGGACGCCGGCAAGCAGCTTGCCTGCAACCCTGAGGCCCTTGCCGTCGTCGACCATCTCGTTCCAGACGCCGATCGGCTCGTCGGGATTGTGCTGCCACAGCATCAGCGGATAGGTGCCCTCCCGCGTGTGCTTCGCGAGACTGTCTGCGAAGGCGCCCGGCATCACGGCTTCGTTGTACGAATCGCGGTTGTTGAAAACCGACGCGTAGCCTTCGATCTGGCCGGTATCATCAGACGCCTTCACCTTGAAGGAAAAGTCTTTGGTTTTCATGGGATCGGTTCTCCAGGCGCCGGTTGCACCTTGGCCGGCGGCATCTTGCCGAGCATTTCGAGCGGCACGAGGTTTGACTGCACTGTGAGTTGATCGCCGCCGGGCAACGGCTCACGATTATCGAGTGCGCGGCCTTCATTGCGAGTCAGGTAGCCGTTCTGGCCGAGCGACGAGAGCAACGCGGCGCGGCCAGCGCTGTCGGCGCGCAGCAGCCCCTCAACGTTGAACTCAGCGAAGTACCGCTTTCGCTCCCTAGGCACGATCAATCGCTTCTTGATCGCCTGCTCGATGCGGGTCAGGTACGGTCGCAGCCCAAGGGTCAGCCATCCGAGCATGATCTGCTCGATTCCTGAGCCCCACATGGTCTGCCCTTCGCCGGCATGACCGATCAAGATCGGAGGGACGCGCAACCACCGGCAGATTTCCTCAACTTCGAACTTGCGCGTCAGCAGCAATTCGGCGTCCCGCGGCGGGATGCTCACGACTTTTGGTTCCACGCCGAACTCAAGCAGGCCAGCCTGCGCTTCGGAATCCGCGCTAACATATGGATCGATATAAGCCTTCTTGAAATCCTTCCGATTGTCCTTGTCGAACTTTGCGCCAGGCGGCGCCACGAAGAAAACGGTCGGCTTCATGCCATTACGGAAGGTCGAACCGGCGCTCGCCTCAGCGGCTTCGGCCATAGCAAGCGTTTGACGGGCATATGAAACCACCGAGAGACCACGCAACCCCGACGATCCGAACCCGCGGATATGAAAAACCTTGTCTTCCGGCAAATCCTCTCTTTTGCCGCGATCGGTGAACCGGTATCGAATGCTGCCGTCCTCGATGCGCCGCACAGTCATCTCGGCGGGATCAGAAGGCAGAGGCGTCAGGGCGACGAGGCGCGAACCGCTGAATTCCTTGAGCGCGAATCCGTCGCCGTGGATGCACAGCGAAACGACCTGACCTTCCCAGAACTCAGCCGCGGTTTGATCGGCGTTAGGGCTGTCGTGCAGCAAGTCATAAAGATCGTGATCCGACTTCGCCTTCTTCGAACCATTTGCCAATCGCTCATAGAAGCCCAGCGGTAAGGTCGACACGGTCTCGGCATTCAGCCGCACACCAGACCAGAAGGTCGCAAGCTGCATGGCCCCATCGGGGCCAACCGCGCGGCCGGCGAACGTGTCGCCACGGCGGGCCGACGAATTCTCCGGGTCGCGCACCTTCAGCGCGGGCTTGCGCCACCACGACGATAGGCCCCAACCCATGATCAGGCCATCACCGCCGACTTAAGCCAACCGCTTAGGTCCGGAGCCTCTGCCCGAACCGTGGCAACTCCGATGCTGTTCGCCAATGCCGGCATGCCGTCGATGCGTCCTGTCGCCTTGGCCTTGTTGAAGTGACGATGACCGGTCCGGTTTTCCTCATAGACGACGTTCGCTGCGCACATCGTCATCACCGGGTTGACCTCGATCGCAATCCGCTCTTCGAGCAACGCCGCTTCGAGCTTGTTGACCGAATCCGGCATCCACAGAACGAGCTCGTCGGCGCCGCTGTCGTCCTGCACCACATCGCCGCGTTCGCCGATCTTCCGGCGCTGGAAGCCCTGCGGATGGACAACCGCGCCCGGCAGTTCAGCACCGACTTCCGACATCGCATCGAGCAGCTGCTCGAGCCCGTACTGGTCGCACCCGATCAATTGCGGCTGGTACTTGGCGCAAATTTGCGGGATGGCATGCGCGAGCCAAGCGTACTTGATCCGTGGCCCCGGCACGGCCTCCAGAAAGCCCTGCTTGACCCATTCTTCGTAAGGGGCACGATCGGCTTTCGCCCGCGCCGCCAGCGTATCCTTGGGCGTCCAGAACCATGCCTTAGACGCGAATTTCCACTGATCCTTCTTGTTCTCCAGCATCCACGTCAGGACGAACGCCGATAAGTCACGGGTGCGGGAGAGATCGAGACCGCCGAAGCAAGGATAACCGGCTTCGTGAAGTGCATCAGGATCGAACGCCTTGTCGCCGATCGCCCTGCACGCCAACCAGACCTTTCGCGGGATCGCCGACGTCTCGCTTTCGGTCCACTGGCAGAAGTTGAGTCGGCGAACCAACCCCTCTTTCGAGGGCATTCCCTTGGCCTCGTCGACCTGCTCGCGGATGTATTGCGAGCCGATAGAAACGCCGAGATTCGGATTCGCTTTGATCCAGCAGCTTTCGTCTTCGAACGGCTCGTCACCTTCATCGAGCGAGCAAACGAAGGCGAACCACGCATCGTTCGGCTTCTCGCCGTGCACGACCTCTATCGACTGCGTGTGCTCCTGGCCGCAGACCGATTTCTTGTCGAAGCCCGAATTCGTGATCTCCAAAATCAGCGCGTCCTGCTTGCCCTTGGTCCCGGCCCGCAGCATCTCGATGACGCTGTTGTCGGGGTGCTCGTGCACCTCGTCGATCAGCGCACAGTCTGGCCGGATGCCAGACTTACCTTTCTTGGCCGACGAGATCGGCTTGTAGATGCAAGCCCCGCCGTGGCCCTGATACGACAATTGCCAGATCGGCGTTTGACCAGATGGCGTGAGCCGCTTGAACAGCGCCGGGGACCGCTCATACATCGCGACCGCATCACGGAACAGGATCATTGCCTGATCCTGATCAGTCGCCGCCGAATACACCTCCGAGCGGACCTTGCCGTAGGCCGAGTGCATGTAGTGGCCGATGCCGGCCGCCATCGGCGATTTGCCGTTGCCCTTGGCGATTTCAATATAGGCGCGGCGGAAGCGCCTGATCTCGATGGTGCGGCCGGTCGGCTTGCCTTCCTCGTCTTCCTCGGGGACGGTTGCGAACCAGCCGAACAGCGAGCCGATGACGAAGCACTGCCACGGCCGCAGGATGAAAGGCCTGACCTTATCGCCGACTTCGACCGTCAAGACCGTCCGGAAATACCGGATGACCTTTTCTGATTCTCCGGGATCCCAGCGCAGGCCGCGCCCTGCGCCGCTTTCGATATCGTTCAGATGCCGCTGACAGGCCGCCCGCACATGCGGGCCAGCGACGATCTTGCCCGCCAAAACCGCACGCGCATAATCGGTCGCCTGGTCGACCGGCTCAGCGTCCGTAGAACTCGCCTGCCGGGTCATCAAACAAACTGCCCTGCCCCGGAATCATGTTGCGCTCCGACGCGATCGACAAACCGCATTCCATCATCAGCGAGCGCCACTGGCGCCAAGCCTCATTCATCTGCGCGACATGCGGATGGCTCTTGAGCTGGATGCCGTTGCGGCCTTCGACCATGTAAATCTCGGCGTCGAGACCGGCCTTGCCGGTGACGCGCTCGGCGCCGCGGGGGACTTCGGCGTCTTTACTGAGATCGACCTCGTTGTCGGCGAAGAACTTACGGAAGGCACGGAGCCGGATCGTCGCACGACAATACTCGAGGATGCTATCGACGAAGTGCGGTTTCAGGCGGTCTACCTCCGGCGCCGCAAGCAGCACGGCGACACGGTTCCACTCTTTGCGCTCTTCGTCGGTCAGGTTCTTGGGCCGCAGCTTGTTCGCGAGCTGCTTAGGCGTGAGCTTCACGCCCTTCGCGCCCGTGAGCGGGATGACGTTGGAGACTGCTGGCTTCCTACCCCTCATCACATCACCAGTGGGCTTTCTCTATTCAATTCCAGCTTTGTGCGTCCGAAGG